GTTCAGTGCATTCAGGGGCTTCCCCCCGTTGAGTCGGCCTACCCGGGTAAGGTTGTTGTAGCCCGGGTGCACTCGCCCATCAGCCCAGGTGACACCCTTCTTGTCATACTGGTAGTGGAGCCTGTAGGCACGATCCTCCGAAGACTCATCCGCATCCCATCCCAGGTTTGCAGTAGCAGACATAGGCCGCAGCTTGGCGACGTAGGTGCCCAGCATCTTCTGGGTCTTTCGGTACTGGCGGGTCAGGTTGATATGGTCCCGTTGGTGCTCCTTGAGGTTGGGCAGCATGAGCAGGGAGCGTAGCACCGGGTCACCCGTCGAGATTGCACCGCTCTCGGTGTAAAGGATCTCATCGTCGTCAATCGGTGGGGTGAGTTTCCACTTGCCGAACAACAACGCCCCCAACTGGTCCCGCGAGCCTGGGTTGAAGTCAGGGTCACCCGCGAGGCCCCGCAACTGCTCCCGCAACGTGACTGCCCGGGTGATCATGGCTGCCTCGTACTCTGCGCGGCGCTTCTGGTTCACACGCATTCCTATTTCGTGCATGCGAATGCAGACATGCTGCACTCGGTGGTCCTTGGCGATAATTGATCGCTGCCCCCGCACTTCCACAGCCTTCATCAGTGGATTTAGCACCCGGGCGGTGCAGGCGACATCAGTGGCACAGTAGGCGTGCAATTCCTCGTTACTCTCGGCCTCCAACGCAATCTTCCGCCCATCCCTATCTGCTTTCCAGGCTTTGACTGCGGGTGCGTAAATCGACGCCACAAAGCCCAGGTTGTGAGGCAATTCCGGTTCCACCAGTTTGTGTAGTTGAAGCGTGTCAACACAGCCCCGCAAACGTGCCCCAAGTTGGGCATAGCAGTTGCCTGCGTCGTAGATATTTCCGTTATGCGCGACCTTGACCTTCGTGGGATCCGAGATCCACGTCCGCAGGATTGTGAGCACCTGCTGCAACTCGCTGGCGGTGTACCACATAGAGGTCTGGGGCTCGCCTTTGCCCGCCAACAGCCGGGAGACACGGTCAGAGTCCAGGGGAAGGGGTGGCAAGTCCTTGTCCCGCAGGCCCACAACTACAACCGCCTCGGAGTCTCCAATAGCGATACAGCGCATAGATGCTGTGAGGCATTCAATCCCATCTGTTTCCACGTCGAAGGCATACACCGCACCGGGCCTGTCCAGGAACGCCTGGAGCGCAGCGGGTTTGGGGTGGTAGGTGATCTTGGGCTCTTTGAACTCCAGTGTGCCCTGGAACCAAGCTACAGCGCGGCCAATATCCACAGCGAATGCCTTGCTCCATCGAGGGAAACGCAACACAAAGGCAGGCTCGAAGATGGGCAGCATTTGCACGCGGGTAAACCCTGGCAATGCTGCATCCTCGTCAGCACACCCATAGACCGTGATCTTGTTTTCCTTGAGGTCATAGCGCAGGCTGGCTGCCACCATTCCCCCGCGCACGGACATGATGCTGGCGTGCGGCCCCAGGAACGTCTTTGAGGCGTCTGTGCCCATCGGCATGATGCAGGTCAGCCCGGATGCCTGCAACTCGGCCATGAGGCGAGGTCTGCACGCCTCCTGGGGGGTCAACTGGAGCCGCAATACAGGTTCCCCCTCGGAAGGTTCTTGTCCCCCCTTGTTTGCCTTGATCCATTCCCGCTTGGCCTTTACGTGTTCTCGCTTGGCCTTAGCATTGGCCTTGGTGATCCTGGCGGTCAGCCCCTTAAGGTCTTGCGCGGGAGGCACACATGCCACCACGTTCGTCCAATGTACTTTCTCCCGAGGCACACCCACGGCACCAAGGGCCTGGGTAATGCGGTGGCCTGCTGGCCCAGAATAGGGGCGGCCCGCTTTGCGCTCATGGGGCCCAGGTGAGCGACCTACTGCCATCAGGATTGCATCTGGGTTGGCTTCTGGCGGCACAGGAGGTCCGCAGTCTTTTAGGGGGCATTCCGAACAACGTGCTCCGAAGTCCTCTGGCCGGTATGCGCTCAAGTCAACTCCTGAAAATGAAGCCGCCCGGCTACGTCAACGCAACCGGGCGGCAGGGGACCGAGGAGACAGGTGGCTAAGCCAATCTCGCTCCCCAAGGTGTGCAGACCCTATGCAGAAGGGGCTCCCAATGAGGCCAGGAGGCCCTGCGGGGTCTGTGCAGCACCATCCACCGGAGTGGAAATGGCAGGTACGCTGGTGGTCTGCCCCAGCCCGCCGCCGAGGGCGGTGCCAAGGCTCTGGCCTGCGGCGGCAACGCCGCCCTGGGCCAGCACTGCGCCCGCAGCCTTGTCAGCAGCCTTGGCCACCTTCCAAGCTGTGGGGCCAATCACGTTGGTCTGGTCCCACACGCCTGCATCCTTGTCGCCTTCCACGTAGTGGACGAAGCATTCCTTGCCCACGAACATGGCGCGGTTGATGGCAATGTCGCCAGCACCATCGATCTGTGCAGCGGTGAAGCCAACACCTTCCAAGAATGCACGCCAGAAGTGGCGCACCTTGTCATCGGCTGTGGTGGGCACGTTCAATCGGGTGGTCCGCATGACGCCAGCGAACTCTGCATCGGTGATCTCGATGCGGAACTCGATCATGTCACGGCCCGTAGTGGCCTTGCGGTGGTATGCGTCAGTAATCTTGCCCATGTAGTAGCCAGTGGGCAGGCTCACATTGCCCGTAGCAGCCGCTACGCCAGCGAGGTTGATCGCAAAGTTGAAGTTAGGGTCATTGGTCATGGTTCTGTCTCCGTGCCCGGGTGGGCGGTGTGTTGCTCCGTAGAGCGGGGTAAAGGGGGTCAAAGGGTCGCCAACGCGGACTGGCTGGTTCCAGCAAAGGTGGCCCACATGTTGGCTTGACGGCTACGCAGGGCAGCCCGGTCACGGGCGTCACCCACAGCCCACTTGGCGTGGCGGGGGTCCACGCCATACTTGATCAGCAGTTGGTAGGCGTCCTCACACAAGGGCATGGATACAGCAGGTGGGGAGTCTCCAATGTCGCCCGCAAGGGCCTCGATGGAGCCTGCAATCTTCTCCAGTGCTACAGGGTAGGGTGCGTCATAGCCCGCAAAGCGAAGAATCTCACCCAGGTTCATCGGGGCACGCCCGCCGGTCTTGTGGTCCCGGTCTTTCAGGGCCCAATTGTTGTCCCCTTCCGTGCGGTAGTACCAGGGCCAGGGCTGGATCGCGGCGTCGTAGACGCACATGAAAATGTAGTCCGCGATGCCAGGGAACTTCTCGGGAAGGTCAGAGGGCAGTTGAGGCCCGCCCCGCACAAACTTGCCACTGGACTTGGTCACCGGGTCTGCAACCCAGCAATTTGCAATGACACCGACGCCTGCTTCCCGGGCCGCATCGCGGAAGTCGAGGCAGACTTTGCGCATGACGCCCCACAGCCGAAAGCCCGAAAGCCGTTGTTCTAAGCCGGTCCACGTCCGATCCGCCATGTAGCTGAACTCGTCGGCCACGTACCACTTGATCTTCTTGCCCTTGTAGCCATTGGCCATGAGTTTCTTGATATCCACCAGGGCCTTGGTGGCATCCTCAATGGTCTTTGCGGGGTACTCGGACATGACCGAGGTACCCAGCACAGGCTCCATGGGCTTGAGTGCCCCTTCGGCTGTAGCAAACACTGCGGAGGTGCCTACAGCCCTCACAATGTCTGTGGTTCGACCGGAGCCTGGAGGCCCACAGGTCACGATAAACGGGGGTGCTCCCGCAGAAGTTGTCATGGTTGCCACCTGTCAATCTTGGCGTTGTTGTTCTGAAAATAAGGGGAGTTGATCTGGCTGTCAAGGAGGTTCTGTGAAAAAACCTAATTGCCCCGTGGCAGCACCCCAGATAGGTTGAATTCAGGCCACTCAACATCAGTGGTTGGGGGCACTGCAACGTCACATTTGGACGCATGGGGACACCCGGGAGCGTAACGTCCGAAACACGTATGCTCCGACGGCAACGGGGGCCAAAGTTCAGGAGGTAGCCCGCTTTCCTCAAACGCAAGTCGCTGGGGCTCGTAGTAGGACAGGTACAGGGGATAGCTGGCCAAGAACCCCGGGACAGGGTCCAGGTTAGGCCGCTCAAACTTGGGCCCAGCTTGGCCTACCTGCACCATGTTGAGGAGTACACCTCCGAAGCGGTCCCCAAATGAGGCACCCAGCCAGCGCATAAGAAGGAACTGCCCCGTGCGGGCATAGAACCAGGGGTGCTGCTTCACGATACGCCCTGTGGACTTGTGGTCACACAGAATCAGCTTGCCTGCCCGGTTTTCATAGATCAGGTCCAAGCGTGCAGTCTTGCAAGCGGGCTCCCCCGGGCCCCCGGTGCCGGGTACTGGAATCTCGACTACTTGCTCTACAGCACGCACCCGGAACTTCTCAAAGGCGTAGTGGGCTTTGTACGCGGTGTAGGCTTCCTGCACATGCGTGACTTGCCCCTCCATGATTGCACCTGTGGGCCCCTCGGTCTGCTTCGCCAGCAGGGCTACTGCTATCGCAGGCTCCCACCACTGATCCGGGTCATCGCCGTCCTGTGTGGCCTGGATGCGCCGGTAATGGTGTGCCAGGGCGACGTGCATGAGGGTACCACGCGCCGTTGCAGGGGTATGCCATGGCTTCCCGGGCTCCTGCTCCCCGTGGAAGTCAAAACCCCTTCGACGCGGGCATATCGCAAACGTCTCGGTACGGTGTGCGGAGTTGGGCGACGGGCCAGTAAACAGGAGGATGCGGTCCATGGCTATACCAGTTCCAGCTTAGGTGCGGTGCGCTCTACAGGTTCTACAGGGGCCTCAATCTCGGGTGGTGACGTGGATATCACCAGGGTCACGGAGCAAACCGATGCCCATGGAATGAAGCAGTCATACAGTTGGTCGAATGACAGCGTGAGGGCCATGCCATCTGAATGGAACTCTATGCCCGCGTGCGTGTGGTAGTTAGCATTCAGCATGATGCCAATACAGTCTCCATGCCTGTCCAGTACCTCTGGAGGGATGCCCGACTCCACAAGGTGCATAGTCCACAACCGCAAGGCGATATCTCGTTCATCAGCGATGCCGATTGAGATCAACTCGCGGGTGATGCACTCTGTAGGGGTCATCATGCTTCTGCCACCTCTGACACGCCAAAGGGCAAGGTGCCGTCTGCGTTGGGCTCCACATTGGCCTCAAACACGCCTTCCGCCGCGTCGAATAGGGTGGCATCCTCGGTGTGGATAAGGATGCCACCTCCACATGGGCAGAAGTCGAACGCATAGCCGCATTCCTCCGCGATGCCCGCAATCAGTGCAATGGGCGCGTCTGCGTCCTGTTTATAGCGGTGTACGGCAGCTACGCCTTTGGCCATGAGCCTGCGCAGTTTCTTGATGTTGTCCTTGGTGCTCATTCTTCCGCCTCCATCAGTTCAAAATCTTCCAGCACTGACTCTGCATGGTGCAGACACGCCACCTCGATCACCGCGACCGACACAGGTGTGGTGGCGTCCACCACGAGGGTTTGTCCTTCATCGTTCTCCAGTTCAGTGCCCTCTGGTACGTCCTTTCCATAGAACATGGCCACGAAGTCTTGGTCGATCAAATAATCCTGGAGGTCTTGGGCGTTGGCAAACATGTCCATGGGTACGTGGGCGGTCTGTTTGCACTGCGTGCCCCACCGCTTGCCATCCCCCCGGCATTGCAGCGCAATCTGGGGGATCAGCGGTGAATAATCGAGGGGATCTGTGGTTTCCGTAATGGGCAACATGGTTCTCTCCTGGGTGTGTGCGGGTGTCAAGGTAAACCGGAATCGTCGTAAAAGTCAGTGGTATGGTCTACGCCTTCCAAGAATAGGGTCAGTCCTTGTAGTTGTAGGGCCTCCCCCGAGGTCAACTCGCCCATCATCTTGGCGTCTTTCAAGTCGGACACCTGGGAGCGTGCCATTGCAGCCAGCAACCATTGATCCGTCATGTTGTCCATGGTGGTCTTGGCAGTCTGTCGGGTATAGCCTCGGGTATCTGGGGCGGGCCAGGGAAAGTCGTGGATCACTCGCATGGGGGATCCTGCATGTTGGCAGCATAGAGGGCTCCGCAAACGATGACCCACTGCTTGCCGCCGGACATGCCCAGAATGCGGTGCAGGGCTTTTACATCCGTGGGGTTTGGTGTGTCCATCCCCTCTATGCTCAAGACATCCTGCGCGGCCACATACTCCAGTGCTACCACCTCGACTGCCAGGGCCATGCGGTCCACTGTCTTGACCGCCGCTGCGTCCAGGTCGTCTAAGGGCCAGTCATGC